AACGCGCCAACTGCTGCCAATACAAGAGCCAGTTCAGCAATAATCACACCCATGCCCAACACACCAGCCATAGCACCAGGAACCAAAGAAGCCACAGCGCTCAATGCCAGCATAATGGCAGAGAGTAATCCAACTCCAACAATGCCTTTCAGCAAGACGTTTACATCAATACCGCTAAGCGCATCGACAATACCTGAGAAGAAAGCCATGAGGACATCTATCGCAACTTTTATGAGTTCCGGCAGATTCTTCGCAATTCCTTCCAGAACCTTGATTAAAAATTGGAAGATAGAATCGACAATCGAGGGCGTGTATTTGACAAGAGCCACCAATACAGCGTCAATCAACGCAAGCGCGCCGTCTGCAATCTGTGGAACGCATTCTAAGAGAACATCGAGCAAAGACAGAACGACAGCTTTGATGGCCTCTCCAATAGCTGGAGCACTCTCTGCAATTACACGACAGAATGCAATAATTCCCTCGCCAATTTTCTCAAGCACAGCCGGGATAAGAGCCGCTACTCCCGTAATGATAACGGTCAGGGAGGCAACGATAGCAGTTGCCCCGGCAGCTCCAGCCGCTGCCAAAGCAGTAAATCCTACCGCCAAAGCCGATAATCCTGTTCCAGCGGCCAATAGCCCTGCCCCGATAGCAAGAACACCAACACCAATGAGGGCAAAAGCACCGCTCAATCCCAGAATTGTCGGTACAAGCGGAGTAAGAACAGCTCCGGCAACACCGAGAACCGCAAAAGCTCCAGCTATTGTAACCAATCCCTTTGCAATGGACATCCAGCTCATAGCGCCAAGAACAGAAAGAACCGGTGTTAATACAGCCAAAGCAGCCGCTGCCACAAGCATTGCCGCAGAACCGCCAAGCGTGCCTTTCATAAAGTTCAGCCCGATTGCAAGTTCAGCCAACGCAACGCCCATCGTTACAAGTCCTTTGGCAATCTGTTCCCAAGAGAAATTGCCCATTTTTCCAAGAACGTTTGCTACGATTTCAAGAGCTGCCCCGACAATAACCAAACCCGTTCCGATACCAGCCATGTTTTTAGGCATCAGTTTTGTAGCAATTGCAACCTCTGCCAAAGCGCCACCCATAGAAACTAATCCCTTGGCAATCTGTTCCCATGAGAACTTTGCGAAGTCCGACATAGCCGAAGCAAATATCTTCATCGCCGCCGCAATCTCTATCAGTGCAAGACCAGAAGAAACAACATGTTTCGCGTTTCCTGTAAGATTAGTAAACGCTGCTACCTCAAGAAGAAGTGCTCCGACAGCAGCGAGACCCTTACCGATCTCTTCCCACTTCATTTCTCCGAAATCTTTGCAAACGGATGCGAGAATCTTCATCGCTGCCGCAAGAATAACCATACCTGTCGCAGTAGTCATAGCTTTACCGCCAAACTTGGCTGTGTTTAAGAACAAGTCAACCTCAGCAAGCAGCACGCCGACTCCAACTAGACCTTTTGCTAACTGCTCCCATTGCAGTTTTGCAAGGTCACTTACAACGGAAGCAAGAACCTTGATAGCTGCGGAAAGAATCAGCATTCCGGTTGCGGTGGAAGTGGCTCCTTTGCTAAACTTTGCGGTAGCCATAAAAGCGTCTAATTCGGCAAGCAGAACCCCAACTCCGACAAGACCAGCAGTCAGTTGTTTCCAACTTAAATCCGCCAGTTTCTTTACGGCGCTTGAAAGGATAAGAACCGCACCGGCAAATACAATTAACTTTGTAGAGCCCTTTCCAGTAACCCCATCAAGCTTATTGAACACCGCCATAGCTCCCATTAAATTCGCGAACATAACAGTAATTGCTCCAAGCGATGCTGAAAGTTTCTCACTGTCAATTAACGAAATCGCAACGATAGAAGCCGCCAAAATTGCAATCGCAGTTGCTATCTTAATTAACGCCCCCGCCTTTAACTGTGTCTGATATGCTTCAAAACAACCTCTGACACCGTCAAGGATTCCGGTCACGCCATCCAAAATTCCCTGCAATCCTTCAAGCGGTTCAGTAAAGCTCTTTAAGAACTTAGTGATGCCGAGAGCAATTCCGCCAATGGAAAGTCCATTCAGCAAATCAATAATCCCGCTAAAATCTGCATTGCCCATCTTTTCGATGAGAGTATCTGCCAAGCCGCCAAGGGCACTTGCAATACCGCCGACAATTGCCTTGACCCCATTCCATAAAGCCCGAAGAACCTGCAAAAGTTTACAGTTTGCCAAGGCATTTCCCATCGCTTCCACAGCATTAAGGAACCCACTTTTCATACTCCCGGCAGATTCGCCAACTTGTGACATTCTTTCGTGAATCCGTTCAAGAGTAGAATGAATAAATTCCAAACCGGGGAGTTTGATTTTTTCTTTGATAAGGTTCAAGAATTCTTTTACTAATTCCTTTACCTTATCTAAATCTGGAAGATTGAATCTATCCTTTACTTCTTTGGCAAAATCCTTAAAAGCACCCGCTGCTTTTCCCACGAAACCGATAACGCCCTGAATCGCTTTGTTGAAAATATCGTTTTTCTTGATAAATTCATCGAGACATACAAGCCATTCTCCGATGCCGCCGGTAACAGTCAGGATGCCGCCTCCAAGATCGTCCAATCCTCCGAACAACGGAACTATTGCATTAAATATTGCTGAAAAAGCCTGCTTCACAATATCCAGAACCGCAAACAATCCTTTGAAGGTATTTTTCAGATTTTTGGATGCGGATTCGCTAAGTTTCAGATGCGAGGTAAATTCCTTTAGTCCAACCGTAAGGTTATAAAGCCGCTCCGAAGTTATGGGCGGAAATATCTCACGGAATCCCTCAGATATCGGTTTGACAACACTGGCAAGCCCCTCAAAAGCATTTTTAGCCGCCTCAATCAAAGCAGTACGTCCGCCCATGTCTTTCCAGCCTTGCAGCATAGAATTACGGGCATCCGACTGAGCGTCAATAAATCCGCCAATTGCGTTGCTCAGGCTTGTCCAGAGTGTTTTTGCTTCTTCAAAGTCGCCAAACAAGATTTCCCATGTCATCGCCCAGCCGGAACCAACTGCTTCTTTCAGCGTATCCATCAACTGGGTAAAAGTTTTTACTTCCTGAGCGGCAGCAAAAGCTTTCTTACCGATTTCCGTGGTCTCATCGGCATAATCCCGCAAGGTATTGACGAGAACATCGGTCGTCATCCACTGATACTGCAAGCTGTCGTTGAAATTCTTCGTGGCGTTGATTGCTTCATCCATGGTGGAACCCTGATTATTCTCCGTTAAAACGCGGTACATCCCATCAGCGGTCTTTTCCACTGTTCCAGCCGCAACAGCCGCTTCCAAAAGCTGTGTCTTAAATTCCACTGTCGCCATGTTTGCGTTTTCAATGGATTTCCAATCAATCAGCTTTACATAACCAGCCGATAAAGCCTGCGCAAAGTTATACATGGCTCTGGAAGCCTCATTTGCATTTGCGCCGGAAATGGCAGCTTCGTTCGATATACCCTGAATCGCCATTACAGCGTCTTCCAGTTTAACGCCAGCATTTGTGAATTTGCCGATGTTCGAAGTCATATCCTGAAACGAATAAATCGTTTTATCTGAATACGTATTCAACTCCTGGAGATATCCATTCACTTCTTCCAAAGAAGCGCCGGTACTCATCATGATTGTCTGAATCGAACCCATTTTCAGTTCGTATTCTTCAAATCCCTGAGAGATCGGTTCTATAGTAAGCGAATGAAGCATTTGCTTTCCGGTATTGATAACCGAATTGGTGATGTTGGCAAGAGCGGTTACGGCCATGACTTCAAATGCCGAGAATTTAGCATGAACGGTTTCAACCGCACTGGTAAGCCCTGACATGTTACAGTTTTTCGCCGCAGAGTTCACGTTCTCCAAGCCTTTTGCAGCACCGTCTAAATTCAGACTGCGCTTCAGCTTGTCAAGCGTCGAGAGGCTAGTCTGAACATTCTGCTCGAACTGTTTATTGTCGAACCGCATCTCGACAACTCTTTCGTCAACTGTCTTGCTCATAGCTTCGTAACCTCCCTCCATGCTTCATTTGCGATTTTGTCAAAAATAGGCTGAATAGCAGGATTGATATAATCTCGCCCCTGTACCCAGCCGCCGTTTCTTGTTCCATGCCCATATTGCAGGATGATGGCAATTGGAACTCCATTTTGAATGTTTGAGTTATAAAACGAAATCGCCACCGACCCGCTTTTATTCCTGATCTCGTAGCGCCATGAACTGGCAGTTTTTCCCGAATCGACAGGTGTTGCAGACGCAAGGGCGGCTACTCCCTCTCGACCGTACTTATCAAGGTCTCCAAGTTTAACGACCTCTTTTGCCCTCTCTAAATACCTTGTCAATTTAGAGAAGTCGCCCTTTTGTCTGAACGTTATCATATAAAATTCTCCTCTACATAAGCGCGTTTACCCTGCTCTGAACCACAGAGTAGTCATAGCCGGCCTTTGTCAGTCGGTTCTTCCGGTCTTCACCAACGCCCCATTTTCCCTGTATGACCTCACGAGCCACAGTATCAACCGATTTCTTGGAAGAAGAAACGAGAGCGTTGACGCGGTTCTGGACCTCACTGTAGTTGTAGCCGGCCTTGGTGAGCGCCTCTTTACGAGCATCGCCGTTGCCCCATTTTCCGGCGATTACTTCCTTCGCCACTTCGTCTACGGACTTCTTGGAAACTCCAGCCTTTCCGGAAAGGATAGCGTTTACACGCCCCTGAACCTCAGCGTAATTGTAACCAGCCGCAGTAAGGGCGTTTTTACGAGCATCGCCGTTGCCCCAAGCTCCATGAATCACCTCGTTGGCAATCTCATCTATGGTCTTCTTCGTTTCTGAAGAAACAACGGTTGAAGTGCCGGCGGCATACTTTGGATGGGCAAATCCACGGATATACCCCCAACCGACATTGATGGTACGGCGGTCAACTTTTTCGCCCTTATTACCCTCGATACAGACAATCGTGTCGCCGTATACCTGCTCCACATAACCGATATGGTCGGCATAACCGTCATTCGGCTGCGTGGAATCGTCCCAGTTGAACAGAATCACATCTCCAACCTCAGGTTTCACAGAGCCATCCTCAATCCAGATGCCTTTTTCCTTGAAGATTTCGATGTGCTTTTCACAGCCAACTTCGGTTCCAATCAGGTCAACAGCTCCCGCCTTAATTGCACAGGCGGATACGAATGCGTCGCACCACTCATCGGTGGTCTTTATCGCATAACCACGGGCAAGTGGCTTGTGGGAATTGTAGATATCCAGAATCTCTTTGAACTTCCCATTTGCTTCGGAATAGCCAAGCCAGCCGCGGGCAACATCCAATACAGCGTTTGCCGTTATCCCGGTTTTGACAGTATTGCTCTCCTCTACAAAATAGTAGTTCATATCAACATTTCCGCTGATTCCGGGAACGCTGCCTTTGCTGCTGTATTGATGAAAAGAACACGGATAATCTGCATCGCCGCTCCAGTCAGCAAGCCATTTGATATACTTGTCGAGAAGAGCGTGGTCGTACCAGTTTCGGTAGTAGTCAATGTTAAAATAGACTCCAGCCTTATATCCGAGAGATTCCACCGTTTCACAGAACACTTTTGTATGCGCATTGCATTCGACTTTCCCAAGCGTCACACCAGAAGCCGCTGCCTTTGTGACTGTGTCATACTCGAAGTCGAAGAACACGATGGTCTCTTTACCGAGACCGGCTTTCTGAAGATTCGCGATGCATGACCGCGCCTCCTGCTTCGCCTCTTCGACATTGAGTGCATAAGAAAAGTGGTACACACCCATAATGGCGAGCCCCGCTTCCTTACACTTCTTTACATTTTCAAAGAATCTGGAATCTACTGTATGTCTGTAACCCTCTCTGAGAATTACAAACTCGATTCCACTATTCTTAACCTTCCCAGCATCAATATTTCCTTGCCAGGTTGAGATATCTATTCCGCGCTTTTTAGGCATAATCATCACCCCTTCGAATTTAATTGTTTTCTTCTTGCCGCATTTAAAGCAGCATTGCGTTTCATGATTTCTCTCCTGCTTCTCTTTTTAGGCGGCGAATTCTTAATATTGCACACCTTAATAAGAGTAAGAAGACGATTAAGATGCCACTTCT